CGTCTTGAACAGGTCATCAATGTATAGCACATCCGCTTCCTTCAGTTCCTTCATCATGTCGGCATATCGTGCCGCATCCGTGATGCTTGCCTTGATCTTCGGGACTTCCTCCCGCCATTCCATGTAGCGCAGTTCCTTGCCCTGCTTCAGCTTCGCAATCGCCGCCGCTGTGCAGATGTGGGTCTTGCCTGCACCGCTCTGACCGCCGATGAAGAACCATTCCCCTTCGTGGCTGTATGTGAAGCGCTGCGCCGTTTCCTTGATCGTCTTCTGCCATGCATCCTGCGCTTCGTAGCGTTCAAAGGTGCAAGCCTTCACCCGTGTCTTCAAGCCGGAGCGGTTCAAGCGCCTGATCGCATTCCTGATCCTGTTGCACCTGCAATTCAGCATAGATTCCATGTAATAGCCGAATTGCTCATTCTGTGTCACGACTGCGACATAGCCTTTGTTCTTGCAGATGCTGCAATCATATCCGTCTTCCTCATTCAGACTGCCCACGCTGGCGTTGTACATGTCCGCCTTCTGCTGTTCCCTTGCCTTCGGATCAGCAGGGATTTCACAGCCATGTCCCAACCCTTCCGGCAGTTGTGTCTTCAATAGGTTTCCGATTCCCTCCATTTGCCTTCACGCCCTTTCGTTTATCGCCCTGTTCCCATGTCCGGACAGCGGCCTTCCAGTCCTTCATTTTGTTCTTGCCGATCATCCAGCCCTTCGATGCGTAGAAGTCCACGAACGCTTCAGGGTCAACGCTGTTCCCCCGTTCTGTGCAGTACGCCCTGACTTCCTCCACCGTGGGAGGGATGAAAGGCTTTCTTGCATATCGTTTCCTTTCCGGCGCATCCGCAGGATCGCCCATATTATCATTCTTATTTCTTATATCTATATCTTCTTCTCTTTCTTCTTCTGTTGCGTTACCGGGCGTTACTGTAACGTTACATGTAGCGTTACCTTCGGGAAGGGCTTTTTGCGCCTGCCTTTCCCTGTGCGCAGCAACCCTTTTCCGGGTCTGCTCCCTGATCCGATCCAGCCCTTCGATGTTCTGATACTCTTCCCATCCTGCGATTCTGAAACGTTCCCCGTCCGTCACGATCATCTGGAACTGTTCCAGCGCCTGCAAGGCCAGCTTGACCGTGTTTTCCTCAAAGTCCAGTTCATCCGCAAGCATCTTCGGGGTGTAGGGGATGTTCTCCGTCAAGAAGATCATCCCCCCGGCATTGCACCGCCCAGCCATCGTCAGCAGCATCACCCAGATCAGGACGATGTTGTTCCCGTCAGGAAGCCGCCGAAGATGCTTGATCTTCCGGTTGTCGAACATGTCCGTGGTGATCTTCACCCATGCCACACCCGCCATCTTCTTCACCTTCCTCCACCGTTTTCATTGTCATTCGCTTGATCTTGCCGCCGTATGTATCCGTTGCTTCCTTCAGCGCCGACAGCATGTCATTTGCCTGTATCCTGATCGTTCCTCCACCAGTCAGCCATACACGGCCTGTTACCATTGCCATTCCTCCTTTTCAGGGATTCTGAAAGCCCTGTGCAGGTTCTTCTTTCGTGTCTTGCGCTTCCGTGCGCGTGTCGCAAGATGTGCGATCCTGCCGTGTCCCCGCTCGCGCACCATGTCAAGCGCCATCTTTTTGATGTTGAATACCTCCATGAGGAAGTTGTCCATTTGCTGTTTTGTCAGATCAAACGTGAACGTGGCTTCGGCTTCCGTGGCAAGCTGATGGATTGCTGCCCCGCTATAATCCTCCACCGTTTCAATCACCATACCTTCTGCGATTTCGCCAATCGGTTCAAGTTCGCCATCAATCTTCTGTATAAACAGCATGCCTTCACCGTGCCTGATTCCGACCATTGTCATTCCTCCTTCAGCAGTTCCCGTGCCGCCTTCGTGCGTGACAGCTTTTCTGCAAGCAAGCGGCCTGCCGTTTCGATGATTTCCTGCTTGTGCTGCTCCAAGAAGGCAATCACATGGCATTCCATCCAGTGCGAGAAGCCGTTTTTCGGATTTCCTTTCCGGTTGTAGTAATCATGTTCAAACAGGTTGTCATTGATTTTCTGCTTCAGGTCATCAAGAAGCACCTTTTCGGCCTTTTCCTCCACTGCCTGCGTGATTTTCTTATCGTCAAAGCTGATACCAAACTGCACGATATGTTCCATGTTCAATCCTCCTGTCGTGTCCTTTCAATCTTCTCCCGCAAAGCATCCAGCACAAACTGCTTGTCCAGCAGATACACGTCATTGATTCCTGCCCTCCGTGCTTCCCTGACGCAGGCATCAACAATGGTGTTGTTCGTCATATCAACAACATCGGCATATAGCCGTCTTGTGAAGCGCATTGGGTTGTCTTCATCAAGCAGGACTTCTTTCAAATGGAAATGTTGGATCGGATAAGGCTTCATGTCAGTCATCGGTGTTCACCTCCAACCAACATGCCAGCAAGAGCACACAGCGGAATGACAATCAGCATCCGCGCACCAAAGGTCAAGTCAATACCCGTTGCGATTTCAAAGCCAATTACAGCCAAACCAACACACGTACCTGCAATCGCCGCCTTCATCGTTCCGTACCTCCACGCAATTTCTTATCGAACCGAACGCATCTATTGCATTGCCAGTTGTCGTTGTACCAGTAAAGGTTGACACCCTTTCGACCACACACAGGACAGGTAGCATGATGAAGAACACGTTCTTTCTTGACCCGGTATTTCTCGCAAGGAACAATGAAATGATGCCAGTTAGGTGTGATCATCTTCTCCCTCCTTCTCTCCCCTCCACCGGAAGCCGTTCCCGGTCAAACACTTGATGCATTCACCTTTTGTCCCTTCACCGTGGTTGTAGTAGTCACACACAGGACAGGCGAACTCCATATGCGCCAGCAAGCGGATGTCATCCACCGCAGAGTCACGTTCCTTTCGAAGCCGTTCATTCTGCGCCATCAGGTTGTGAATGGCCTGCTGTGCATCCTCCAACATACGGATATATGACATCCCGCATCACCTCACTTCAGTTTCACGACAGCCCGTCCATGCTTCCGCATCCGTTCTTCAAAGGTCGGGGGCATTTCGACAGGCGCATCCATAGACGGCACAAAGTATTCATCAGCAGAGGGCAGGGGCTGAATCTCCGGCACAGTGATTTCTTTGTGGATCGTGTTTTCCTTCAGTCCCTGCTGGTATCCCGTTTCGTATGCATCACATTCGGCAATGCGAATCCGGCGCTGATAGTACGCATCCACGCCCATGCCCAGTGCGATCAGGGCAAGAGCGGCGAAAACATGAAGCATCATTTTTCCTCCATCTTCATCAGGCCGTTGACAACATCATCGAACATTTCACATGTAGCGACCAGCAGGGATGACATTTCAGGTGTGATCGTACAGCCCTGCATGCAAGACAGCATTTCCAGCAGCCCACTGACCTGACACAGTTTCTTCAAGATTTCGTTCATGATATGTCCCTCACTTTCTGTATGTAGCAAGTTCAAACGCCGACAGCAGCGCGAACGGGGCAACGATCCACCACGTCAGGCTGATCAGGCCGCACACCTTCAGTGTGAAGATGCAAATCCACATGACTGCAAAAGGGTTGATGTTCATTGTTCATCCTCCAAATAGTATTGTGCCACCCGGCACTTTTCACCGAACCTGTTGATGACCGTCACCCGCCTGCTCTTGACGGGGAAGTCCATCTTCTTCAGTTCCGAAATTCGGGATGCAAGCCGCAGGATGCCCAGATGTTCACTTGCTTCAAACTGCGTGATGCTCCCGTAATGATGCATGTAGTTAAGAACCCGCTGACGCTGGATAGGATTGCTGTTCTCCGACATGTGGTTCACCTCCCGTGATGAAGTCCGAATGGGGCAGTCCCTCCACCCACTTGCAGAACTCCCGCCATTCCGGAAGCCTGTGCGTCCTGCGCTGGCTATAAATCGTCTTCAGTTGCCTGTAGTTCGTGGTCATTCGCGCTGTCAGCCGGAAGCCCAACGGCGTGTTGTAAAGCACTCGCAGATAGGTTTCAGGCGTGGGCTGCTTGTTATATGCGTCAATCAGCCCTCGCATGTAGCCGATCAAGAAATCGTCCACGTACTCATTGCACTGAATTGCCGGGTCAAGGCGTGTGATCCTGTGCATCGTGGACTGGCTTGACACAAAGTCAAGGAAGTGATACCGCTCCGCTTCCACCCACGCTTTGATGCTGAAGGTCAGATCAAACTGCACGATGATGCCCGTCAGGAACTGATCGTGACCGCTGCCCTTCTCGCAGCTTGCCAGTTTGCGAACGTTGTCCGTGATACCGAAGGCCACATCATCCACGTTGACCGCCATCGGATACTTGCTTGCCCTCACGCTGTCTTCAAGGCCGAAGACCTTCCAGTTATGCACAACGCTGTTCATCGTGTTCCACCCTCCACTTCGTTTTCGTACTTCCACGCCGCCAGTCGATCAAAAATGATCTTCTTTGCTTCATCTTCTGTCTTGTCCTTGTCCAACGTGGCGATGACGATGTAAAACCATGATCCGTTGTAGTTTCTATACTTTTCGATGCTGTTTTTCTCTGTGAATGTGCATGCATCGCCTATCCACAGCAGCAGCCCGGAAGGGGTTATTTTCGCTTCCCACCGCCGATAGTAAGGTTTCGTGGTGCTGATTTCCACGTCATCCGTTTCCCACTCTTCAACGAAATAGGGGTCGCATCCGCCTTCGTGCATTGCACAATACAATTCAGCCCGTTCCTTGTCGGTGAACACTCTGTTAATGCCGTAATCCGAATACTCACCCGATGTCACGATGTAAACCTTCATGCTTCCTCCTTCAAACCACACAGCCAGTCCAAACTGACCCCGTACAAATTCGCCAGTGCAAACACCCGGTCAACCGTGGGTGTCACTTCCCCGTTTTCATATCTGCTGATAACGCTCTGTGATATGAATGCGCACTGTCCGGCATGTTCCATCGTATATCCGGCCTTCTTCCGCGCATGCCGCAGCCGTGTTCCGAAGACCTTGCTGTCAAACGTGAGCCGCATGTGCCTTCTTCTCCGCCTTTCTGCGCATCTTCTCATCGTACTTGTCCTGAATCTTGCACAGGATGTCGAACCCGTCCAGATTCGTCATCTCATAGAAGGTTTCCGACAGGAAGAACTCTTCTGCATCCTCCCGCATGTATGTGCCTGGTGCGTTCTGCATCACATCATCCTTTGCTTGCTGCACGATTGCCGTTGTCAAGGCAACAAAGCCTTCATCCGTGATGTGTTCCAGAGGGGGCAGGACAACGCCTTCGTCATCCTCCACCGTGTACGCCCTTGCCCTGTCCTTCTGGAAGCACTGGCGGGAGCAGAACTTCCGCCTGTCCGTCAAGCACTGAATCAGCATCGGCTTCCCGCATTCCTTGCACTTGACTTGAATCATTGTAACACCTCCCTGATTCGGATGCCGTGAACGTACAGCATCAGTTTCCGCTTGATGATGTATTCCGGGGTCTTGTAGCCCTTCGTGTCCTCCACCACCTTCTGACCGTTCTGCTTGTAGACAAAATCGGCAATGTATGACACAGGCCGTTCAACGACCTTTCCGTCAATGCACTGTGAAGGGATCAGATCGTACTTCACCTGCATCCGAAGGTCGGAGATCACGCCAGCCCTCTGCATCAGCTTCAGTTCGCAGTATCGGTGTGCTTCCTTCATTGAATCGAATTCAATGCCGTCATGGATGACCTTGCGATTGCCGTATTTAGCCATCAGCTTTCATCTCCCATGCAACAGGCGATTCGTATTTGTAATGTACTCGTATCGGACACACCATGCCGGAAGCATCACCGCTCTTTAAGATGACCGGATCAACAGGATCACCGATTTCCAGCGTGATCATGCTGTTTGCCTTTTCCGGCATCGCCTTCAGCAGCGTCATCAGGTGATGTGGATTGAAGGACACCTGCACGACTTTTTCTTTCCGAATCGCATCCCCGAACAGTTTTGCATGGTCAACATAAGTGTCAGCGGACAGCATCTTCCTTGAAATCGTTTCGTCCCCATCCGAAACGCTGACAACCCCATCCGCGCAACTGATCGTGATTTCCTTGTCTCTGTTGACCTTCTTGAAAGGCCACACGAACAGCTTCCCGCGATCCCCTGCACATTTGAAGCGAAGCTGCGTCATCTTGAATCCGTCAAGCGCCGTTGCGCAACCATTGCCCTGCCCATCGCATTCAACGATGATGTTTTGAAGTGGCTTGCGGAGGTCTTCACGGCTGATGCATGGCGCACAAACCTTCATGATCCGATTAAAATCATCACCCATCAACTTGATTGTCATTTATGTTTTCCTCCCTTCAAAACGGCAGTTCCTCAATCTCGACAGGCACGGGGGCTTGTTCCTCCACCACAGCAGGCTCTTCTGTGGCCTGCCCACTGTTTTCCCGCCCGCAGAAGTACACGCTGTCAGCCGTGATCTCCACCGCCTTGCGCTTGCTTCCGTCCTCCGCCGTCCACTGCCGGATTTGCAGCCTGCCATTCACAATGACCATCTGTCCCTTGTGGAAATTCCGCTGGATGAAATCCGCAGTGCCACGCCACGCGACCACATCAAAGAAGTCCGTGTTTCCTTCCCCGTTCGTGATCTTGTAATCCCGTTCACAGGCCAGCGCGAACGTTGCGCGACTGATACCTGTTGCCGTTGCTTGCATTTCAGGGTCGCGGGTCAGCCGCCCCTGAAGGATGATGTTATTCAGCATTTTCATTCACTCTCCCAATGTCACAAAATTCCGTATAGAAACGCACGAACATCATTCGCACCGTTTCAGTGTCAACTTCACGTTCCTTCATCCACTTGACAAAATCCCTGTACAGCGCTTCGGCTTCTGCCGCCTTCTGTGCAATGTCCCTCTCAAACTGTTCCCCTCCACCGGGATAGCCGTACTTGCTGGACGTTTCGCCAACCTTTCCGGCCTTCGCCACAGCGCATCTGTATTTAGGTCGCATCAACTCACTCCTTTCCCATGTCACAAACTCCGCATAGAAACACGCGAACAACATTCGAACCGTTTCTGTGTCAACTTCACGTTCCTTCATCCATCCAACGAATTCCCTGTACAGTTCTTTTGCTTCTGCCGCCTTCTTCGCAATATCCCGTTCGAACTGTTCCCCTCCACCGGGATAGCCGTATTCGTTCATATTGACCCCTCTCTTCTATTGAATGGGGGTCAGAGTTGCGGCCTATCATTCCCATGTCAGATAGTCTATAAAGGTGCTGCATCTTGCAAAGATGTACCTGTTGTTCACCCACCGTTGCAGTTTCCGCAGGTCGTGGCCTTTGGGGATGCTGTCCTTGTTGTAAAGCATCACATACGCCCAGAAGCCCATCTCCCGCAGGGTGTAGATTCTTTCAAGGTCTTGTTCAAGTGTCGTGTCGAAATTGCACAGCACATACACAATCAGCCGTTCATCACGGATACCCGTGATTTCCTTGAACATCTGGAACTTCGGCAGGATCATGTCCTTGTCTTCAAAACGATCCCATGCGAAGTGCAGGTTCTTTATTCTGATTTGCTTCAGCATTTCGGCCTTCTCAGGTGTCATCATCCGGATGTCAAGTCCCTGATTGAAATCCACTTTGGCCTTGCTGTCAATCAACTGTTGAAGCAGGTCTTTCCACTGTCTGCATGCAAGGATGTTCGGATCGCACAGAACGATGTTCTTCTGCCCGTTCCAGAATTCGTGAAGGTCAGCTACCTTCCGGGATGCCCTACCTTCCTTTGCTTCCACATGACAGAAACTGCATCCCCGTGGGCAACCCCGTGTCAGGAAGCCA